TTCTCGTGGATGGTGTCCAGCGCGTCCTGTACGCTGTCGCCCAGCTCGGGGTTGTTCTGGTCAATCTGACCGGCGAATACCTCGTGAGGGTTATCAGTGTCGAACAGGTGCGCCCACAGGTCGTCAAACGCCGCCGCGTTAAACGTACAGGCCGCGGTGCCCCCGTTCGGGAACACCACCGGGGATGGGTTTGCCTCGCTATACACGCCGTTGACCAGCGTGGCCTTGATTGTCCTGTTGACCAGCTTGTCGCCCTGATAGGTCGCGTAGCCAGCCTCCCTGTTCAGCGCGTCATCGAACAGCGCGTAGGGTACTGTGTCACCGTCCTTGAATCCCTGCTTGAAGGATGAGTAGCCGACACCCGAGCCTACTAGCTGGATATCGTTACCTGACGCCGTAAAGCTCTCGACTATCCAGTTACTGGATACAGCCTTATCTATGCTCATACTGTTAGTCCGTCCACTTGTGTGCGGAGCGATGGACCACTCCAGCGGGTAATCTGATCATCCATCGTGATGCTCGCGAGGGACTCCTTAAATCTTGCGTCGTAACCTTGGAACCCCATCTCGTCCTTTGCGAACGCAGAGATCTCTGCACACAACCCGAAGACGTAGGCGTCAGGGTGCTTCTCTGATAGCCAGTTGGTGTCAGTGGGGCTGAGTAGTGGTGGAACGAGCTGGTAGTAGACGACCTCTAGGATGTCGTCGGTCTGTGGTGGCGCAATTTGAATCTGGTTTGCGATGACCGTGTAGTACATGTTGTTCTGGTGTTGTCCGCGACTGATCTTGTTCATCTCCTCTGGGGACAGGTAGACAAGCGTGTGGCCGCCGATGGGTGACTGTGCGTTGTGGTGGCCAATAGAGCCGCTACCCTTCCTAACCAGCTCGACATCGCGGAACCCGCCGAAGTCTGCTGGCAGTGAGTAGTACTCTTGGTTTGCGGTCAGGCGTATCTGCGCCCTCACCGACTGCTCACCAGTCTTCATGGCGGTGTTGATCTTTGACTCGACGATTCTCAGGAACGCGGGGATCGCATCATTAAGCTCCTCGTCGTACCGATCGGTGTACGCCTTACTTGCGCTTATTACTTTGCTTTGATCCACGATTGCTCCTCGTTACGCCAGTCATCTTGTCGCGGTTGATCGCGGGTCAGGTGGTGAACTTTCCATTAACCCCGGTAACCCCGAGGTTTCTGGCGCGGTGCATAATTAGGTCGGCCATATTAGATCCTGAAGTTATCGTTTAGGAGGAACGGCTTTACGTCGTCCTCAAGAAAAAACTTGGACAGCATCTTTTGCTGTGACTCGGCATCGCCACTAAGGAATCCCTTGTAGCGGCCATTGTGTGATCGACCATCGTTAGCAGAAACAAATACCTCAGTAGGTATCGTCGCGACCATGCGGAAGCCGCCCTTCTCTTTTGTGCCGCCTTCGTTGCGGACACGCAGGGCCTTCTCTGCAAGCTCGTTGTAGTTGGCGGCGTACTTGCGGACATACATCCTGTCCTCGCTGGGCTGGTATTTGAACTCGACACCCGTGCCATCCTGCTGGTAGTGATAATCGCTCATCTGGAATCCTTGAAAGTGGGGGCCTGTGGAAGCGCCCCCGATAGGTTTACTCTGTCAGCGACTGCTCGCCGTCTACGCCAACGATCATGGCGTGAGCCTTCTCGGTGTGTACACGGAGACCGAAGTCTGCGCTGATCATCCGCTTCTCTGCCAAGCCTGTTTTCGCAAGCGTGTCAGTGCGGTAGCCTTCCATGAACGACTGGCTCAGGTACTCAGGATCGAGCAAGAACACGAAGTCAGAATCGTTCGTTGGGTCTTTCGGCTGGAGGCGGTTAGGTACGAGCTTAACCGTGCCGAAGTCTGAGACCAGTACGTTGACACTGGAGAGCGCCGCCGCCTTGTCCTTCGACTTGCCTTGGTCAGCAGTCAACGTGGCAACGCGCGCGGTCTCGTCGAACATGTAGCTAGAGATCTGCGATACCACGGATGGTGACGACATCAATACCGACACCTCACCGCCTTCCTCGTACACCATCTGGATGGCGTCCTTGATGCCTTGGAACGATAACGCTCCTCCTGTGGGTGCTGTAGCCGCCACTGTGAGTCCGGTGCCGTGGTCGTAACCACCAGCGGCAGACGTTCCGTCAGAGCCGTCAGCGTTCAGGACGTTAGTCTTGATCCACGAAGGCAGTCCGCCGGTAATGCCAGCAACCGTACTAGTGCCTGCAACAGAGGCTTGGTTGTTAAGGCAGATCGCCTCAACGTCACGCCGGATCTCTTGGTTGGCACGGGTCAGCCGATAAGCTAATTCCTTAGCTCGGCCAATCGTGTCAGAGGCGTCAGCCCGGTAAGACACTGCGATGACCTTGGTGGGGATCTGTGAGTGGTTACCCACGCGCTCACCAGTAGGGCCTTCAGCGGCACCAGCGTCCTGACCGTCTACTGCGGCGTTGGCCACGTTCGGAGCGGCAAGCTCGTCCATGGTCCACTCGAAGTACTCGTTCTTGTGCTTGGTAGAACCGATCATGTCGGTCAGGGGCAATGGAATCTTTGAGATATCCCAAATCTTGTCCATTACGTCTTCACGGATCATTCCGTTCGTGTCGATTGACTTTAAGTCAAACGAATCAATGTTACCTGTAGCCATTGTTTACTCTCCCATGAGTAAGTGCGCGATAGCGTCGGCTTGGGCCTCCTTTTTGTTGGCTCCTTTTGCCTGCTGTGCGCGTTCAACTAAACGATTGAGTTTGTTTTTCTTCTTGCTAACAAACTGTCCATTAGAGGCGCGTTGCATTCTCGGCGGGGCTTTGACCTTCTTCTCTGCTACGGTCTTACCCTTGTCATAGAGCATCGCCTTGCGGAGGGTGTGGACGTGTCTCGAGTGAATGACCTCTGAGAGCTCATCGTCGGGGAAGCCCTGCTCCCTCGCGTACTGAACTATCTCGGATATATCACTCTGCATACGTTCCGGGTCAGACCACTCGGGGAGCGCGGCCGCCATGGCCTGCCTCTCCGTGTGGAGTACCTGTTGGCGCTCCTGCGACATCGCCTGCTGTTGCTGTTCACTGACCTGACGCATCTGCTGACCGACCATCGCACCTGCCTGCTGTAGCTCTTGGCTACGTCGCTGGAACTCGTGCTGTCTCGCGGTCCACTCTCCGGGGTCTGTTACTCGCAACCTGTCCCAGTCAATCGACTGGTACTCTGCCGTAAGCTGTTGCTCCAACATCTGACCTAAACCCTGTACTTGGTTCAGCCTCTCCTGATATGCCTCTGCAACCTGTAACCTCTCGGACTCGAAGGTCTTGCGCTCCTCTGCGAGGCTCTGAGCCTTCTGCTCGTTCGCCTTGTAGTATTGCGTCTGACCGATCGCGTCCTGCAATGCCACCGTCTCGTTCTTCCCGTTGACCTTGAGCTTGACCATGATCTCGCCGTCCTCTGTGAGGGTCAGCTTGTCACTGTCTAAACCAAGTTCACCGGCCAAGATTGCGAGACCGTCTACTTCATCATCACCGTCTTCGTCGTCGTACTGGGAGTCTTCTGTTTCGGGGTCTTCCCCGTCGTCTAACTCGGCTACTTCTTCGTCTGGTGCGTCGTCAGAATTAAACACAACCTCCTGTTTCTCATCTGACACTTCTTCCCGCTCTTCGGCGCCTCCCATTAATAAGTCGGCTACCTGATCGACTGCTGAACCAGCGTCCGAGGAACTCGCCTCTGGGTGAACTGTGTCCGTCATTCGTATTCTCCTTCTAGTTGAGTAATTGCTAGTGTCCCGGTGTTGACTAACTCCTTGAGGTAGGTCTCGAGGTTAGTTAGGGCAACGGCTTCTGCCTTTAGCTCGTAAAGCTCGTCGACCATGTCCCGGTCGCAGAACTTGTAAAATAATTGTTGTCTCCTGCTGTCAATGTGTTCTTGGATTAGGTCAAGCTGTTGTGTTGCCTGCCTTCCCTTTCTGGTTTCCTCCACCAGTTGGTCGTTCCTTCTTCCCATTGACAGCATCCTTGTTGTCGTTGATGTCCTTGTTGAGGTCGCGCTTCGCGTTAATCTCGAGCTCAGTCAGCTTGAGCGCGGCGTCCGTCTTGAGCTTCTGTATCTGGAACTCGTTCTGCTTCTCGTCCTTCACGCCCTGCAACGCCGCCTTGAGCTGATCCATCTCCATCGCGTGCTGGTTCTTCATGTGATCGATCTGCGACTTCAACTGGCCGTTCTGCAACGTGGCCTGAGCCTTCTGCATCTCCGCCTGAGCTACTGTCTGCTGTGCCTGTAGAGCCTGCTGTTGCATCTGGATAGCCATCTGCTCCTTCTGCTGGCCCTCCTGCTTCTGCTGTTCACCCTCCTGCTGTTTCTGCTGGCTGAACTGCTGTCCCTCCTGAGACTGCGGGTTATAGAAGAACCGCTCCGCCTCGCCGAGGTCGGCCAGCGATGACATGCTGTCGATGGTGTTGTAGATCTTCCCGTAGTCGACCAGTGGGTTCATGGGGTCGTTGGCCATCAGGCCCTGCTGTAGGGCGAGCACCTGCTGTAGCGCGGCAGACTTCTGCTGGTCGTCTGACGTGCCAGTGCCGACCGTCACCATCATCCGGCTACGGTCACCCCAGTCACTGGGGTTGATGTTCATCCACTGCCCGCGGAACTTGTATGGGACCGTGGAGGACTGGAACCTGACCATGAGGTCACGGATCAGCCGGTAGGCTGGGCGGATTCCGGTCTCGGCGATGTTCCGGACCATGAGCCCGACGAGCATCTCCTTTGCCGACATCAGTCGCTCTACGCCGTGCGCGCTCTCGTTGTTGACTATGGCTGGCGAGCCGGCCATGTCGGGGCTGACGCCCACCCTGCTGTCCTTCTGGGTGTCCGCGTACTGGAGCAACTGGAGCGCCTCGCCACCGAAGAACGTGCCGCCGAGCTCGGTGACCGCGTTGTGGCCCTTGGCCCTGATGACGCCGCCGGGGCGGTTGACAAGGAGGTCGTCAAGGTTGACCTGACCCTCCTGCACGACCTTGATGCGGTTCACCGACTGGTAGAACGAGTCGAGGGTGCTACGTAGCACCGCCGTCTTGACGTCCTGAACCTGCTTCAGTCGGTCGTAGATGGACATGCCCACGAACCTGTGGGGCACCGGGATGGCCGACATGGCAACGAAGGGCATCTCCGCGACCTCCTCTATGTCGAGGATCTCGTCGACGTCGCTCTCGCCCGTGTAGGTGACCTTGCACAGCTCGGATATCCCGTCGCCGTTGATGTCCATCTGGAGGTAAGCCTCCGTGACGATGATCAGCTTCTGGCTGTCGTCGATGTCGGGCAGGGTGTGTACGTCGTCCACCTCCCGCTCGAGAAAATCTTGGTGGGCCTTGTCGATCAGGTCGGGGTCGTAGCCCTCCCTCAGCAAGTCGGAGGCCGTCCGCCGGGTAGTGTGGGCGCAGAACCGCGCCTCACGGAGGTCGAGCGACCTAGCGTCGTCCGCGGCACGGAACTCCTCCGCCGGGATCGCCTCCACGCGGACCCTGCCGTTGCGGATGACCCTAGCCGCGGTCACGGTGATTCCCTCGGTCTCGGATCGCTCGATGTTCGTCGCCTCGACCATGGGGTCGGACAGGAGCGCCTGTAGCTGGTTGTCGTCTATGCCCCTGTAGTGTTCAACAGCTCGCTCGGGTGAGTCGTCAAACCATATCTTGAACACCCCGACGCCGGTAAGCAGGGCGTCCTTAGCGGCCTCGTAGAGGCTAAGGTAGCCGTTGTTGTCCTCGGAGAAGACGAAGTGGGTCAGGTCGGTCTCGAGCTCGGCCTGATCCTCGTCCATGGAGGACACCGGGCAGAACTTTACGGACCGCCCGGACAGGCTCTCGACCACGTTGGGCAGTAGCCACTCAATGGCGTCAGCAACGTCCGTGGACACGACTGAGCTCCTCCCCTTGACGCCGGATGGCGCGGGGAGTTGTCCGTGGTAGTATTTTTCGGCGTCGCGCTTCTTGTGTACCAGCTCGTCACTTGACGCGTTGGTCATTTCGGCGGCGATGATCGCCTTTATCTCGGATTCTTCTAGCACTTAGATGTACGCCTCTTGGTATTCTAGGGGCTTGGACCACGCACCCTGTATGAAGTCTTGGACGCTGAAGGCGTAGGCCATCGCGTCGGCGAGGTCGGGAGAAGGCAGGCTGAGCGGCGGCTTCTTCATCTCGGTCTTCGGCATTAGCTGGATCTTGCCGCCTTGGTGGGGCTTGAGGGGCATCCGGCAGAGCTCTGATCTAAGCTGGGATACAAGCGGATGCTCAGGGTCAATAAAGATAAGCTCGTCCGGGTCAATGTACTCGCCGTCTTGAGCCTGATAAGTTTTCCAAAACCTCTCACGGAGGCCCCAGTACGCCTGCGCTCTTCTGTTAAAGAACGCGTCACGATTCTTTCGATGCCCGTCAAAGAACGAGTCAGGCTGTTCCGGCGATTCGCCACCCCTGAAGCCAGTAATCGTGATGTTTCGGTTACCAAGCGATCTCTCGACCTCCCTAGTGAGCCCGAGCCCAACGCCGTCCTGATCGTAGACAAACGAGTCGCAGTGGTGCCGATCAACGAAGTCAACGGCCCAGTCCAGACCGTCAGCCGCGGTCCCATCGTGTTTGAGACCCATGTCGAGAACTCTAGCTCC